GGCAGCGACTCCCGGATTCGCACAAGGAAGCCCGGATTCGCGCAAGAGTCAGCGCGAAAGAACTGTCCCTTCAGGAGGGGACGATCGTTTGCTACTTCCAGCCGGCAGGCAGAAGGTTGGTAGCCCCGAGTGCCTTGGCACGCCGGACGATGTGCGCCTTAGCTGCGGCGGGGTTCTTCGCTCGTCCGATAGCCCTGATGGCGTTTCGGAGGTCGGCGATGCTCTCGATCGGGAAGCTGCCGTCGTCGCGGGCCTTTCCCTCCTTGGCCAGCTTCGCCCGCTTTTCCCCGGAGAACTCCTTGGCGATGTCCCGGCCGAACTCGGCCGCCGCCTTGGCGTCACCGCCGGGGACGTTGTGCAGCTTGTCCTGGCTGCCGAGGCCACAAAGGGCGCACGGGGCGTTTGGAGCGGGGTTCAGCGGCTTGTACTTGTGGGGCGACTTCACCGTGCGCTGGGGCTGGTCCTTCGCTGCCCGCATCAGGAGCTCGGCCATCAGATGCTCCCAACGGGAAGACTCGAGGTGGGGGAACTCGGTCGCCACCTGGTTGTAGACGCTCTCGGCCGCTTCGAGCTCCTGGCGCACCAGGGTGTCAAGGCTGGTGACGTTGGCGTTGCGCCACGCCGGACGGGCCGGCGGCAGCACCAGGGCGCCAGCGGTGAAGTGGGGCTTGCCCATCCGCTTGGGAGCGCCGGGCTCGTTCAGGTGGGCGCAGTAGCTCTCGGACTGGCGGCCGGCGTAATCGAAGGTCTTGCCACACTCAGGGTGAGCGGACGCCGCACAGGTGACGGTCTTGGGAACGCACTCCATCGACCATGCCAGGGCGCCGGCGCGGTGGGCCTTCTCCACAGCGACGTACTCCTCGGGGAAGTAGTAGCGGTAGAAGGCGGCCAGGGCCTCCAGGAACGGCTCGGTCTCGGTGGCGGCCTCGCCCGCCAGAGATGCTGATGCCGACGCGTCCTTGGGCCAGATGACCTCGTTGGCCACGTACACGCCCATGATGTCGCTCGGGCGGTGGAGCATGTTCATGGGCGCGTGGACAAGGCTTTGGCGGGCCTCGGCCAGCTCGGCGCCGTCGAAGATGTGGCCGTTGTCATTGGCCTTGTTGGCCCCGACGTACTTGCCCAGCACCCAGGCGTAGGCCGGGTTGTGCACCACGTGCTTCTGCGCCCACGCCAGTTCGCGGTTCTCCTCGACGAGCCATGCTGCGGCGGCGATGTGAACCGACTTCGGCCCCTCGACAACGATCATTCCTCGTCCTCCTCGATCTCCGGCTCGGTGTCGAACTCGTCAGTTGCCTTCGCCGGCTTCGGCTTGTCCTTCGGCGTGCCACGGCGCGGCGGCTGTCCCTGGCCCGAACCGGGCGCCGCTCCCCCGCCGTTGCGATTGCCGCCCTGGTTGCGCCCCGCCGTACGGGGGTCGGCGCCGGCAGGCTTGGGCTGGTTGGGGTTGGCGGGCTGCCCTGGCTTCGGCGCCCCGGGCTGGGCCGGGCCGAAGGGCACGTTGGTCGGGGTGAAGACCTTGTCGTAGCGGTCCTTCTCCCGCTCCCGCAGCAGGGCTTCGTCTCGCTGGTCGATGTCGACCTCGTTGAGGTAGGTCTCCCTCGACATGTCGCCCCGGTCCCGGACGTCGATCAGGAACTGCACGAGCGAGGCGTCGAAGGAAAGGTCGATGCGCGCCGGGTGAAACCGCAGTTTCGGCGGCGCCGACAGCTCGTCGTTGGCGTCGGTGACAGGGCGGATGATCTGGCGCTCGATGGCGCGGCGCAGCATGTGCCGGCGGGACTCCATGCCCCGGCCCACGACCTTGGCCAGCTTGATCGAGTCGTCGCCCTTCGCCCCGGCCGCAAAGTTTCCCGTCATGAACATCTGGTAGAGCCGGGCGGTGATGCGGGCGTCGAGGCCGTTGTAGCGGTCGGGCTGCAACGTGGTGTCGGTCTTCGGGGTGACGATTTCCACGTTCAGGCGGTGGTCACCGACGATGACCGGCACCCGGGCTACGGTCCGTACCTGGGCTTGGAGGTTGGCGATCTCCTCGGGTCGGGCCGGCTGCTGATCCGACCCCTTCTTGACCAGGACAATGAAGTTTGTGCCGCCGATCAGGTGCGCCCGGTCCATGGCCCGCAGCTGCTGCTTCAGGTCCAGCAGCTCGAAAACCGACTTCATCCGCACGGTGGCGTAGCGCTGGTACTGCGCCCGGGTGGCGGTGTGACGCCACACGTTCCTGGGGTTCAGCAGGAACAGCTTGTTGACCTCGATGCCGTCGCTCTCCAACTGGCGACGTTCGAGGAAGGTCGGCTCGTAGGCCCCCACGATGATCTGACGAGCGAGGGGATCGGCTTGGGGGTCACCGTTGGCCGCCGCTTCGAGCATGTCGACCTCGGAGCGGTCGGCGACGTAGGCCAGTCGGTCCTGGTTGAACAGGAGTGTTCCGACCGGGACGATCTTGGTGGGGTCGAGCAGGCTGATCCCCAGAGGGACCTGCAAGCCGGAGAAGGTGCGGCGCTTCTGGTTGCCCTTCTTGGTGGTGCCCCGGACCTTGTAGGTCTTCGACCCGAACCACACGCAGGCGTAGAACTGGGAGTAGATGAACAGCTCGCGCCACATCTCCCGCAGCCGAGCGTCGAGGTCCAGGTCGCCGGCGAGCTGGTTCCAGGCGTCCTCTTCGTCCTCGTCCTGAGCGAGGAAGCTCATCTTGGTGAAGGCCAGGCTCTCGGTGGTCTCCAACACGCCGGACACGACGTCGTCGGACTCCGCTGCGTCCTTGGCCACCCGGAACTGGTCGAAGATGCTCCCGGGCGTGATGTATCGGTCGCGCTCGAAGATGGAGCCGTTGCGGCCCCGGGTGCTGCCCTCATGTCCCTGGGTGTTGGCCGACCAGCGGACCAGGGCGGCAACCTCGGGATGCTGGCCGATCACGGCCTCCCAGACCGAAGAGGCCTCGACGTCCAAGCCGCTCTCGTTCAGGAGCTGCACGCCAAGCTCCTCGTCGACCATGACGGTGTTGGGGCTAGTCATTGGGTGCCCCAGGGGTGTTGCGGCGGACGCCGGGATAGACGTCTGTCGGCGTCTGAGATGGGCACGGCGCTCGGGGGTCCGGTGCCAGCAGTCCCGCCGCGGCGCGACGCGATCGGCAGTCGCCGTCGATGGCCAGGGTGGTGATGACCTCGCCCGTACGGGTCTGGTTCTGCTTGAACCGCCCGCCGTCGGGCGAGATGGTGTCGTTGACGAGGTAGAGCGTGTAGCCACCGAGGATGGTCGTCACCATCAGCACCGCCACGCCGAAGATGACCATCCACGTCAACTTGCGAAGGTGATCGAGCTCGGCGTGGGTACGCGCTCGGGCCACACCGAGCTCGATGGTGAGGTGATCGACTGCTGTCCCAACGTGCTCCACCGCTTCGGCGACCTCCTGGATCGCCGCGGCACGCTCGGTCATCAGACGCGGACCTTCCTGTCGATGCCCTGGCACTGCTCGCCGTCGCAGGCCATCGCTGCCCACTGGCAGTCCTTTGGCGCCGGCGGATCCAGTCGGCCCATGACGCAGAGCTCGGCCCAGGTGTCCTCGGGCGTGGCCCCTGGCAGCACCGGGATGACATGGACGTGGCTCACGTGACCACGCCCGCCAGGCGCATCTCGGAGTCGCGCACCGCCTGGATGCGGCTGTGGAACTTGAACTGCCGGTCAACCTCCTCGATCAGGGGATCGACCTCCTTGGTCCGCAGCGCGGTAAAGCGCCGGTTGTCGGTGCGGACCAGGCGGTTGCGGATCTCCGCCAACCGAGCCGAAATAGCCGAGAGGGTCTGGAAGACCTCGACGGGTGGGTAGCTGTTGAGATCCTTCAGGCGACGGAGGTAGTCGTTCAGCTCGACCTGGATGGCCGCCACCGACTGGGCCACCGGGTCGGGTCCTTGGCCGTTGACGGGGGCAGGGGCGGCGACAGCAACGTCCTCATAGACCGGCACGCTGTGTTCATCGACGTATCGGGATGGCTAAATCGACTTCCCCGCCGCTCCCCCGGCTCCAATGCCACTCATCGCCACACCGACACTGATATCGTCACCGTCGATGCAGCTCACCCCCAAGCCCTGTCTCGGCTGTAGGACGCTGGTCGAGCCCAGCGGTATCGGCTCTTACGGTCAGGCCCTCGTCAACGAGAGCCGGATGAGCCCCAACGAGCACTTCATCGCCCCTCCCCTCTGCTGGGAGTGTCGGGGGGTCGTCCTCCTGGACCCGCCCGATGTCCATGAGTTGGTGCTACCGGACGGGACAACGATGCGCATCGGCGTTGGTTTCACCCACGGCGTTGGGTCGCGCCACCTACCGATCGTGCGGTATCTCGACCCCGGGCACTAGACCATCACGAACATGTCCAGGACCGGGGCCTGGTCGACGTGCTTGCGCTCCTCAATGAACGCCTCGATGGCGTTCTGGGCGTGTCCCATGGCCACCATCCGCGCCGCGTCCAAGGCGTGGAACTCGCCGGCGGAGAAGATGCGACGCCGGCGACCGTAGGCGTCCATCGCCGCCTTGCTGAAGCTCCAGGTCTGGCCCTGGAACTCCCGGATGAGGTCGCGGTCCCAGGGCAGGAACAGCCGACCGTGGTCGACGAGCTCACGCAGCTTGTCGGTGGAGTACTCCAAGACGTTCGAGCGGATGGCGGCCTCTTTCAAGGCGTCATCGTGCTCGTTCAGGCTCACCGTGCCGTCGATATCGACGATGACCTTCTCAGCGAACCCGTAGCCCTTCACCGTCGACGCCAGCTGCACGCTTCGGGCCTGGAGGTCCTGGAACAGCGGCAGGCCGTTGCCGGTCTTGTCCATGCCGAACGCCCGCGGCTTGTAGAAGTTGATGACGTGCTCGATGATGCGCACCTGCACCGGGTGGCCGAGACGTTGCAGGTTGAGCCGGCTCAGCAGCTTCAGTCGGGTCTGGCCCTTCTCGGGCACAGCCCGGCCATTGGCGGCGTCGAGCTTCATCTCCGCCGCCGTGGGCGTGTACTCGACGAACACCAGGATCTCCGAGGGCGCCGAGGTGAACCCGACGTCCATCCCGCACCAGAACACCCCGCCGTAGCGACGATGGAGCTCGGGGAAGTCGAGCAGCTGGATGGCGGCAAGAGCCTGGTCCTCGGCGCGTGAGCCGGCGATTTCCTCCAAGGGCTCGGCCTTGATCGAGTAGAGCTGGTACTCCTCCTCGTTGTACGTCGACGCCTCCACCGAGTCCACCGAGCGCATGAGCCGGTGCAAGACGAACAGCGGGTTGGTCTGGTCGCCGTGGAGACCGAGGACGTTTCTGCGGTAGTCGGGGGCCTCCCGGGAGCCGTACAGGCGGATCTTTTCCTCACGCTCCTCGTCGGACCAGTTGGGACGATGGATGGCGGTGACCCGGTGAATCTTCCAGCGGTTGTCGGCCGACTCCTGGGTGAACTCGTAGAACTTGTCCCGAATACCCCGGGTCACGCCGTGGGCGCGCCACACCGCACCCTCGCTCCCCCGCTTCAGGGTCTCGATCAGCTCCGTCCAGCCGTCCTCGGGGTAGTCCTGGGCCTCG